CGGCCGGTACCGGCGGCATCGTGGCTGCCGGCCAGGGCGACGGGGCCGGCGACCGGAGAAGCGATGGCGGCCGGCTTGCGGGTGCGCTTGGTCGCCATCAGTAGCCCCGGCCGCCGTGATAGAGGCGGGTCTGCCGGGGCCGCGGCGGCACCGTGCCGGCGACGGCCTGTTCGGCGTCGAACTGCGCCTGCAGGGCATTGCGCGCGGCGAGCAGTTCTTCGACGGAGCGATACTCGACCGTCTTGTCGCCCTTGCGGACCATGCGCTCGCCGGTCGCCAGCGCCTCGGTAAGCGCATCGATGTCGGTTTGTAGAATAGCCATCCGTAACCTCTGATTGGTTACGGGAGGATGCGTTTATGGGGCGGGGTCGGCCTGTGAGCGGATTTCAGGCTGAATGATTTACAATGTTGCTCGAATTTGGTCGCTTAGCTCAGTTGGTAGAGCATCGCCCTTACAAGGCGAATGTCGGCGGTTCGAGCCCGTCAGCGACCACCAGTAGCTATTTAAAGGCGAAGTAGCTTATCAATGTCTATTGGCGCGAACTTGGCGCCATTCCGAAAGCTTGCGTTCAGGCGTGGCCGTAAAACATGGATGTACAGCGACTCAAGGCGGTCGAGCGCGGCGGCAGGACAAGGCACAAATGCAACCGCATCAAAATCTTTGTCAGCGTGCTGGCCGATCCTTTGAAAAACGCTTAATGCCTGCCCGACATAGACAACCGCGTCTCCCTTTACCAAAAAGTACACCCCGGTTGTATTTCTCCACGGCTTGCTGGCAGCGATAATCTCGCTCTCGAGAAGCAGTGATTTTCCGCTTAACTCCATGGCCCTTGTGTTCATCGCCTCAGCCAGCTCTAGCTTTTCGAGTTTTTGTGTCAACTCCTTGATCTTCACACTAAGAAAACCGGCGTGTTCCATACGCTCGTTTTGCTGCCTGATTCTTTCATCTCTGTTTCGTTTTGCTGTTGCATGCGCCTTGGCAGCAATTGCGCTTCGCTCTTCTTTGGTCTTGCTTGTCATCGAATTCGTTGCCATCTCAAAACCCCTCGAAGCCAAGCTGCGCGATCACCTGCGCATCGCTCTTGATCGTCCGGTCGCCGGTCAGCACCGCGGGGAGGATGCCGAGCAACTCTGCGGCGCGGCGGTCGTTCTTGGCCTGGTTGTAGGTGACGCCGGTGAGCAGGGCGACGGTGTGCAGCGAGCGGCCTTCGGCGAGCAGCCTGGCGCCCTTGCGGATGCGCTGGTAGCGGCCGAAGTCGGCGAGCGCCGGGACGGTGATGGTTTCGCCGCCCCACTCTTCGACCATCTTGCGGAAGGCGGTTTCACCGAGCAGGGTGGCGAGCAGATGGCCTGGCGTCGGCTGGTTCGGGACGTAAAGCGTCTGCCCGCCGCGCGTGCCGCACAGCAACAGGGTGTTACTGAAGCCGATGACGCCGCCGAGGTCTTCGGCCATGCCGTTTGGTTTGCGGGTGTATTCTGTTTTTTCGGCCATGGGGTTCCTCAGCGGAGGTAGGTTGAGCGGGAGACGCGGGCGCGCTGCACGGGTTTCGTGAGCGCTTGCGGATCGGCTTGCGGCGCGGCGGATTCGGGTGCGTTTTCCGGGTCGACAACTGCTGGAAGGCGGGCGGATGCGCTGCCGGCGATGCGTGCCTCGGCGGCGGCCCAGTCGGCGACCCGGAAGCGGTGCAGGTGCAGTTCCGGGTGGTGGGCGGCGGCGTAGGCATAGACGAAGGTGTCGAGCGGCTCGTTGCGGGCGCCACGTTTCTTGACGAATCGGTTGGTCTTTGGGTCGTATGTTTCCGACACCAGGCCGGCGAAGAACTGGGGCTGCAGCTGGTCGCTGAAATGCAGCAGGCGTTCTTCGCGCTCGAGATCGGCGTCGGCGCCCATGCGGCGATATAGCCAGTGCTTGGCGGCGACGGTGCCAACCTGCCAGGTGTGGATGCCGCGATACTCGGTCTTGCGCTGGGTGTTGAGGTCTTCCCATTTCGGACGGCCGAGGACCGGGGCGTTGTTGGCCTTGGCGCCGAAGATGCACATCGGGCGCTGCACCGGGGTGGTGGCGTCGGCGTTGGCCAGCACCCACTGCTTGACGAATGGCGTGCGGTGGCCGCGGCCGTCGATGGCGCAGGCGCTGACCGGCAGCGTGGCGCCGCTGGCGTGTTCGACCGGGCGGGCGAGCAGCGCGTTGAGCGCTTCCCACACCGCCGGCTTGGCCGGATCGCCGGGCAGTACGACGTAGGCGATGGTCCAGGCGGCCATGTTGCGGCCCCAGCCGACGATCTGGACTTCCAGCCGGTCGTCCTGGGTATCTGCCCCGGCGGTGATGTAGCAGACGCCTTCCGGCGCCGTGTGCAGGTTATAGGGCTCGGCGCGGTCGGCGACCAGGTTGTGCTTGACGGTGCGCATGCTGGGGTCTTCCCAGGCTTCGGCGAGGCGGTCGTTGATGAAGGTCTTGAGCTTTTCCGGCGTGCCCTGGGCGTCGACCCACATTTGCGCCAGTTCCGCCCAGCGCGGGCCGAGACCGATCGGATAGTAGAGGCAGTTGGCGCGATAGCCACGGGCCGGATGGCCGGGGTTGGTAGCGATCCAGCGGCCGGCGGCGAGCATGGCCGGCTTGTGGCTTTCGTCGATGACGCAGCCGCATTCCGGGCAGACCAGCCAGGCTGAGGACACGCGCTTGTGCACCGGGTCGAGCGCAAAATGCAGGTCGCTGCGCCATTCGTAGGCGTGCCGCTCGCCGCAGTGCGGGCACGGCAGGTGGAACAGGCGCTGGTCGCTGTCTTCATACTTCTCGGTGGTGCGGCAGATGCCGAGGATGCCGGGCGTGCTGACGTACATCGCCTTGCTGACCGCCGGGAATGCGCTGGTGCGGCCTTCGAGCAGGGCGACCGGGTCGTCGCCGGTGGCCAGGCTGGTGGCGAATTCGGTGAATTCATCGACCAGCAGGATCTTGACCGAGGTGGATTTTAGGCGCTTTGGGTTGCCGGCGTGTTCGATGTAGAGCTGGCCACCGGCGAAATCCTTGAAGGTGCGGGTGTTTTGCGAATCGCGGCTGGCGACGCTGGACAGGCATTCGCGCACCGCCGGGGTTTCTTCGATCAGCGGGTTGAGCTTCTGCGCGACGAACTTGTCGAGCGACACCTCACCCGGCAGGCAGACCATGATCGGGCCGGGGTTTTCGTTCATGGAATAGCCGATTACCGCCGATTCCATGGTCGACTTGCCGAACTGGATGGGAAAGCAGCAGACGACGCTGCGCACCGCCGAGCGCACCGACAGGCAGTCCATCGGTTCCTGCAGCGCCGGGTTGCGGTCGACCCGGAAACGGCCCGGGGCGACGCTGCCCTTGCTGGACAGGCGCATGTTCGCTTCTGCCCACTGCGAAACCGTGGTCGGCTTGCGCGGGGCGACCGTGCGCGCCAGCGTGTGGAAGATGCGGGCGCGGGGGTTGGCGAAGGCGATGGTGGTCTGAAGCGGACGCATGCTAGAACGGCGCCCAGTCCATGCCAAAGGTTTGGCGATAGCAATCCATTGCGCGATCGACACCAGCGTAAAGGCGCGACTTGCTGCGCTGGCTGGCCCTGGTGCGCTCATACCATCGCAACAGGTCACAAACCGCACACCAGGACGCAAACTCTCCAGCGCGCGCCATGAAATCTGTCCAGTTTCCATCAATGCCAAGATCGGCAAGTTCTCTTTGCGTCATCCCATCCTCCGTTGCATTGCGGCCATGGTTCCTGCGTGGGTAATCATTCCGCATCCCTCCCCGCCGCATCTAGCCGCTCGACCAGCTCGCCGAGCGCCTGCTCGATGTGGTCTTCGAGCAGCAGGCGGATCTGGTTTTCGTCGGCCATGGTCGCCAGCTGCGGCGCCAGGATGGCCGGCAGCGTGGCGAGGTGGGTGCGGATGGTGGCGCCGGCATCGGCAACGGCGGCCATGACGGCGGCGGTTTCCATGAGCTGGCCGGCGCGGGTGCGGGCTTCCATTTCGGCGAGGTCGGCATTGGCCGATTCCTTGCGCGCCCGGGCTTTCTGGTAGTCGGGCGTGCCGGGCGCTTCGGGGGCTTCCGGTTCGCCGGGTTCGGCGGCGGCGAAGGCGATGGTGGGTGTCATGTCCATTTTTCCAGTGCTTGCGCGAAGGTGTGGTGGGCGGCGGCATAGAACTTTCCGCGCTGCCCTTCCGGACAACCCGCCATGCCGGCGGGCGGGACGATGGAGCGCATGCAGCGGGGACGGCCGGCCTCTTCCCAGTGCAGCCGCGTTTTTCGGATGCCGAGGCGCTGGGCCTCCAGGATGTGGTGGAAGCGGTTTTCCGGCGCGGCGACGCCCATGCCGGCGTCGATACACCAGCGCCGGTAGGCCGCATAGAGATCGGTGCTTTTGCAGATGCAGCACGGCACCGGCAGGCGACCGGCCAGCCACGCCGCCGCGAAGCTGGCCACCCCGAAGGATTCGCTGCCGCTGGCGACCATTAGCGGCGCCGGCTTCACCATGGTCTCGGGGTCGACCCCGAGTTCAGCCAGCATGTCCATGCCGGTGCGGGCGACGGTCTGCCGGTTGGCGGTGCGCAGCGCCTGCGGCAAGGCCAGCCCCGCCGAGCGGGCGGCGCGCAGGAAGCTGCGGAATGTGCGGTCGGCGGCGACCGCAAGGTCGGCGCCGTGCGACAGGTTGCTGGTGACGAACTGCGGGCCTGGCTGGCCGCGCAGGCGGTCGCGCATTTCAAAGAAGGCTTTGACCAGGGCGATCTTGAAACGGCGGACTGTTTCAGAATTGCGCAGGTAGGTGATCAGCAGGGTTGCTTGCGACTCGTTGAGATAAGCAACTTCGGTTGGCATTCCGCCAGACTTCCGCATTTCAAATGCCAAAGTTCCGAACTCTTGCAGGTCTTCGACGTACTTCCTGACCAACTGAATCACCGCCTTGTGGGTGTTTTCCGTTCCCTCGGAAATCGCCAGCGAGGTGGTCATCGGCTCATCGTGATGCAGCAGGACGAGTTCGCTCATTGAACACCTCCTTCGCGCACGCCGACGCTGATGTTATCAACGAGTCCTTTTGCCAGTTCTAGCAGGGTAACGGCACCCCATAGCGCATCGCCAGTAGCTTCGTATTCCCGACCGATCAGGTAGATCACCTCCCGGCATTGGGCCAGATAAAGCGATGCCTGCTCCAGCATGGTTTCCGGCGCGGATTCTGGCGCAACCAAAAGCTCGACGATCGAATGGTGTAGTGAAAGGTTGCGCACGGACGCGCCTTGAGTGGTGTTTTGCATGGTGTTGCTCCAGTTGCGGTTTGTAACCGCCGACCCGCTGTCAAACGGGTGGGCGACCGAAACGGAGGTTGACAGACCGGTGGAGCACCGGCGAGCCTTGCGGCTCCCCCCGCCCGGCCGCCCATAACTGGACACGCCAAGGCGACAAAAAAGCCGCATTGCGTACTGCTCGCGGCTCATCGCCGCTCCATCCGGGCTGTCACCCCCGGTCGCTGTTGTTTCAGCGACGTCGGCATGGTAGCCCGGACGGGCGGCGCGTGTAAAGCGCTTCATTCCGCATCCCTCCCCGCCGCATCCAGCCGCTCAACC